TTCTTGTCCAAGTGTTTTTTCGTAAGGAAGTGTAACGGATTGAGTGGGTGTCTGGCGTCCCAGTCTTATTTCTGCCATGACATCCCTCCTGTCTTTTTTAGCTGTATCTTGCACGAACAGTATCACCCCACTGCCCAAAGGGAGATTATTGGATCACCTTTCCTTTTCTTGAAAATTTGTACAAAAATACCACTAATCATTGTGATTAGTGGTATCTACTCCGATATTTCTTCTATCATTGCATTAAACATTTGTTCTTCATTCATTTTGTCCATATAGAACAAATCTCCATCTTCAAATAGATTTTTTTTCATTTCATCTTCCGACGATGCATGTTCCAACACAAGTGCTTCTGCCCATCCAAGCCCTGTTACCATGAAAAATTCATCTTCCCCCGCTTTAAAACACTTTTGTCCCGAAACTTCCTGCGCTTGTTGATATTTTTTCCCAAATCTTCTCTCTAATGCTTCTCGTCGTTCCTCAATCTTCCTTTTCATTTCCTCTGAGATCATATCGCTTTTTTCCTCCTTTTCCCGTTGATATTTTGTAGTATGCGCCGTTATGGTGGCTTTTTTCGTTCGGGTGGTATTGCAAAATTCCATCTCCTCCAAAGTTTACTTTGAAACCTCCTCCCTTTTCAAAAAGTTTCCCTTTAAAACTTCCTCGGTTGAGAGGTTTTACATCGTATCCAGCATTTTCAAGCGATTCTTTTAAACATTCCGGCGTATACGCTTGTAGCATTTTAGGATGACTTGCTATTTTTTCCGCAAACCCTAAATTATTTTCTCTTTTTATGCGCTCTTCTTTTTCTCTTGCCTTTATTTTATCACTTTCATTCGCTTTTGACCACTTTTTTGTATGTACATTTTGTCGTTTTTCATTTCCAGGATCAAATTCTACTAAACATCTGCAATGTTTATGTCTTCGAAATACATTATTTCCAGCATCGGCTACTTTTTCGTATTCATACACCCCCGCAATCTTATCACACCACTCACAACACTTTCCTGTTGACGTTCGAATAATCTTCGGACTCAGCCCTGATTTGTATTGGAAATCTGCGTTTTCTCTTACAGTGTCATCTACTATCGTTTGCGAAAAATTTACAATCGGTCCTCCTAGCATGTAAGCGATTTCATCGAAATATTCTTTCCCCGATGTAATATCAACAATTCCTTGTACTTTATCCTCATTCAACTTCGCTCTCACAGCTTTTATCCCGATGTTTTGATTTTTATTTAAAAACATTTGCACATCTTCTGAATAATCCGCCACTTTTTCGTATAAGTATCCAAGCATTGGTCGAATAGTTCTGTTCGCTATGTTGTAATACAATTTTCCATCCGGCAGAATCGAAGAGGATAAATTATTTTTTAATGTCTTTGACAGAATTTCTCCTGCTTCAATTGCGAAATCGTGTGCCTCTTTGTAAGTCGCTACTCCATTTCGTACTTTATTCGCAAGTCCACGTAACTTCTTGCTTTTCTCAATCTCACTATCAAACTGCTTTTTTATTTTTTCATATAATTTTGGTGCTATATCCTCCAATCCTACACCTCCTAAAATCCGGCAAGATCTCTCATTTTTTCTTCATCAATATAGCCCGGAATTGCCTGATTGATTTTAATTGCTCCATCTCCATAGCTGCTCAGCGCTGCAGCGTCCGGTTCGAATACTGGTTCCCACTTCGGTTTCGTCAAATAGAATTGTCTTCTCTCATACGGAAAATCATCTCTTAAACATGCTGCAAGATATCCCACGTTCAGAAATCCTGTTCCGAATGTCCTCTGTGCTTTTCTTGCAATTAATCTCAAATTTTCATGGCTCGCTTTAATCGCTTCTGCACTTGATGGATTCTCCGTAACAAATCCAAGATCATCTAGTGTCAATCCTGTTTCTCCTGCGAACAATCCTGCAAACATTTTTAACTGCTCCGTGTGCGGACTCATGCTTTGCTGCTGAAATTGCCCGAATGTCGGTTTGTCTCCATCTTCACCTCTTGTAATCTCGATCATTGCAGACATAGACGCTCTCCACTTGTCCATCGGGTCTGCATCCGCGTCTGTTCCGACCACATATTTCTGAGGGAACGAATAAAACTCTGCTGATATTTCTGACCTCTTAACCGTTCGCATTGCGCTATTCACAATGTCAATGCATGATCTGCTTATCCTGCTGTGTCCGAATGGCCTTACCGCATCAGGACGAAAAATAATCGGTACTAGCAATGGATACGGCGCATTATTTGGAATGTCTCTGAATTTTCCTCCTTGAAAAACCCTTATATTTCCAACAGTGAAATATGCCTCTGTAATCGGATTGTCCGAATCATCTCTTTCTAGTACCGCATACCCTTCTTTCAACAGTCCAGTCCCCGCATCGATGATTCCTGTCGCATTTCCTCCGTCAATAATCTCTAACCTTGGAAATCCCTTTTCGTTTTCCGATATATACACAAAGCAACACGACGATATCAACGCAGATAGAATCGCGCTGTCAAAAAATGTGTCCGGATTATTCATCGCAAATATTTCTCCTATGTCAAAATTGTCTTCTACAAATTCTCTGAACACAATTCTATCAGCTAAGTTATCCACTGCTTTCCCGCACCACCCAAGAACTGTTTGGACGCTCCTCAAATCCGGTGGCGTTGATATTTGAAAATCTCTTATAATGTTTTTCATTTCATAGTATTTATAACGAGTTTTCACTCGTATCCTTTTGGTTGCAAGCCTGTTTTTTAAGTATTTCATTCCCTTGTATTTCGCCATTTTCATGCTCCTTTTTTATAGCGTGTGTTTTTTTTCACAGTGACGGTGTGAAGTCCGTCTGTGTGTGTTTAAGGGGTGGTATGCCCCCTCTATTTCTTTGCTAGTTACCTTTGAAGTGTTTCCAATCAAATGCGTGTGGCAGCACTCGGTTGCTTAATACTTCATCTTTCTTCACTTCGCTCCTGCTAATTAGTTTGTCGCTCTTCTGTCTATTGCATGTCCAGTGCGCAAGCTGTAAGTTATCTATGTCTGATGGATGTCCACCTTTTGCAATCGGTATAATGTGATCAATGCAAGCGGAAAGTGGATGTGGATATTTTAAACCAAAGTCTACCGGTTTCCCACATATTCCACATGCAGTCTGAGTTGCATATATTTTCTTTTTATTACGTTCAAATGCTCCCCTGTGCGTTCCATCTTTGTCTGGTCTATTTCTTCCCACGTGCAACCACACTCCTTTTATCCAAATAAAAATGACAACAGACTGCTGCCTGCTGCCACTTCGAATCTCTTATCTGTTTCTCTTCGATGATATCATAATATCACATATTCGACTGAACTTCTATGAACTCTTTTGGAATCTCCAGATGTGCTAGAGCTTTTCCATGTAGTTTATGAGTCCATCGTTCAGAATAATTCATTTTCTCTGCAACTTCCCACCAATCCATGCCTTTTATGTATCGGTAGAATAACACATTCTTTTCATTCGTGCTTTTCAGCTTATCAATTCTTTTCTTGATGTCTTTGTAGATGATAATTCTTGTGTATCGTTCATCCGTTAGCTCTCTTTCCAGTTTATCTAATTCAGCTGCGTATCCTGACAAATCATTTTGTCCTGATCCATGAGGCATTCCATCATTATTAATTGCTATGCCCATTTTCATACTGCGAATCTCTGGAATCTCTGCATTAATTCTCCTGATTCTTCTCACGCACTCTTGATATCTCCAAAGATATTCTTTCTTTATCTCGTTTACGGTCTTATTTCTTTTGTCCACCGGCACCACCTCCCTTATGTATTTTTCTGATATAGTCTATTGCCTCGATGCTTTGATATGCCTGACGATGAAATGCAGCACTTGCCTCATCAGGAGGCTTACTCGTCTCCATCTCGGCATAATGACTGTTTTGCTCAATTTTCTGCTCATCGCTTGTACGTTTGCGTTTCAAATTACCACCTCACTTTCTTGGAGCAACGGCACTTAAGACCGTGCTCCGCTGTCCTCTTTAGCCTCGGCGTTTATTATTCTTCCAGCCAATCATTTCTGAAATAGCAGAATCCAATTACACAAGCAACGATTACCACTATCCACGCCACCCAAAATACAATCAACCAGCTTTTTTCACCTTTCGTCAAACGTTCTTTTGCTTCCTCTGCTTTTTGCTCTTTATAAAAACTACTCTTGTCACTAATCGTTCCGTCCTTAAGCTTCGTGAATATAGTACCCTTATGTTTGGCTTTTGTCCCATAATAAACATCTCTTAAATGATATCCGGTGGAAATCGTATCAATGTGCTTTGTTTCCGGGATGTCTATTTTCTTGTATGGAAACTTAATTCCGCAGAACATCAATTCTTTAGAATGCTTGCTTTCAGAATCTATTTCATCCCATGTCCAGTAATGTTCAGTTCTGGTATGCGTCATTCTATTTTTTCCAGAACCTGTAGTATATGTAACAGTCCTGGTATGCATCGTATATCGTTCTTTTACTTTTTCGACATACATATACTCGCCATTTATTTCTGGATAAGTAACAGGATCTACAGCCTTAAGCTCTCCGTATACAAAAGCATTACCAACGTCAGTTCGCATACCATAGTCGAATAGTTCTTTACTTTCAATTTTTATCGCTTTGTTGTACTTTTCGTTTTTGTCTGCTATCTTATCTGATATTTTATCGGATATCCCAAGTCCTACGATGAGCAGCATTGCTATAATCGCGATGCTCGCCAGCACTTCCCGTTTTGTTATTTCAAAATCATCCCAATACATTTTTTCTATTCCTCTTTAAACAAATCTTGTGGTGCGCCTTCCGGTGCATTGTAATCCAGGTACTTATATTCTTGTTTTTCATATCCTAAAATATCTAAAAATACTCTAGTCGGAAATTTTCTCACATATCTGTTGTATTCCTTTATCTGCTTATTGTAATTGCTTCTAAACTCTGCGATCAGGTTTTCTGTAATAGCCAATTCATTCATAAGTTCTTTATAATTCACATCAGA